ATGGATGACAATAATAACGATGCGTGGTGTCTTGGTTATGCTGCTCACAAGGGCGACACAAAAAAATTGAATGAAAACCCTTATGAGTCCAATTCAGACAAATGGATACAGTGGCGACGTGGCTGGAAATTTTGTGAAGGTGAATATGGTGGAAATATTGACATAGATCTCGTCTTAGATGTGCCTATAGCTATTTCCCATCCCCATCTTTCACCACATCAACATCAACGCCTAATCCAACCAAAAACTTAATAATCCCTTTCATATCCTCAGAATGAACCGTAAACAAACGCGCATGCGGTTCACTCTTATTTTTTTCAGCCCACTTTCCTGCTTGATCAGGCGTAATCGCTCGTATTTTGGCATCAGGTGCCTTGATCATCGTATTAATACAACCTGAATTTAAAGTAACCATCAATAACAACAAAATAACTGTTTTCATCATACCTTCCCCATTTTTGCAAATCGGCCGCCAAATAACCGTACAGCCGTATAAATATAAAATGACCTAAAACAACTCATGCCATTGGCTCTAGCAACGCTAATCAAAGAAAAACAATCAACCCGTTTCCTTTCCTCATAAGGAATAAGTCCCATTCTCAATAGCTGATAAAAAGCATCATGCGATAAGCTCATCAATACAGCACTCAACGTATCAACAGCCCCGCTTGCGCCATCCCACGAATATCCTGAAAAAATAGTCAGATCGCCTTCATCATTAAGCGCAATATAATTTGTTTTAATGTCATATCCCGTAATGCCTGTTGCTCGAATCGTTACATCCAGCAGCAGCTTATAAGGATACTTATTATTAGGATAAATAAGCGTTTCAATCGGTAATGAAAATTGTTTCATACATAACCCCCCATGATTATGTTAAAAATAAAAAGGCAGCCCTTGCCCCAAAACGTTAACTAATGCGATTGCCAAACCAGCCGTAGATAAAGCTTTCATCTTTTTGCCGTCGTTCTGCCAACGAAAAATAGAACGCACCTTGTAATGTGTTTAGCATTTTAAACAAAATATCAGCCCCTGCTTGCTTGCGTTTAGATAAATATTTATCTAATGCTGATAGGGTTTTATTACCTATTGCGCCATCAACCTTTAAATCAGGGTATAATTTCCCTTTCTTATTCAACACATTCAGCGAACGCTGTAAAAATTCAGCAGAACGTGCTATCCCCATATTGATGCCCGTATCAAATAGCTCAATAGCCAGTTTTTCGGATCGTTTCAATACATCATCTAAACGCAATTTATCCCAATAATCAGCAACATAAATAGCAATTGCCTGATCTTTGCTTATTTTATGAACATCATAACGATGGCGTTTAGCCACATACTCTGTTATGCCGTATTTTGTTTTTCCGCCACTATCATCAGCATGATCAACATATCCCCCTTCAATAAAAAGTAGATCCATGATGATGGCATCACGTCGTGTATTTGTTTTCATAATTATTCCTCATTGGGTGCTTCACACTGAAGCGCCGTTGTAAAGCCTTGCTGCTTATCATAATGATGCACAACACGCTTAATAATCCAGCCAGATTCTACATAAGCAGGCTTGAAATCATCATCTAGTGTTATTATTTTTCCTGCGGAATAAGCCGCATTACCGATGATAGACACATTTAGCGATGACTCACCCCGTTGCAATTTCTTATAAAACGCCTGTGCTTTATTTTTTGCCTGTTTTTTCGTAGTCGCAATATCACGAATCTCGAAAAATGGGGCTGTGCCTGTTGTTTCCGTGATTGTTTTTGCCTGATTGGTATCACGCCATTTGCATTTGACACCGCTATATTTGCTGCGCCCTTTATTAGTAATATTGCCGCCTTTTTTTAAATCCCTATAACGTAGGATCTCAATAGGCAACATTTTCCCACTTGCTGTTTTTCCATCGCCTTGAGCCGTAATAATCAGTGTTTCGTTGGCAATTTTAAACACTGCATCATGTTCATGCGATATTCTTCTTAGAAGGTTTATATCAGACTCTTCTGTTTGATTAATATGTGCATAAGCAATGCTTGATAGCCTGTCATTAATCGCTATTTTTAGCCCATGCTCAGTAGCAATCGTCTGTGCAATTTCACCTAATGTTTTTTCATGCCAGCCCCGCGTTTTTGTTTCTTTTAAACCGCTGACCATATTGGCAGATTTGGCGTTAATAGTCAGTTGTTTAGGTGAAAGCTTGCAGGTATATTCATTAACAGTATAAGCTCCCATGTACGTCAATTTCCCCACATAACCCAACCATATTTTGATTAATTCATCGGATGAAGGCAATGGCGTTCGATAGTCACGATCATGCAATGTTAAGCTTAGTGTATCCGCCTCATTGCCGTCATTATCCGTAATATCCAGCGATAAAAAACGATCTTCAAACAAGGCTGTTTTGTCTTTATCATTAACAACAATTTTATACGCTGGAGTCATCATTAGTCCCAGAGCCTTATTGCTTCAACCACAACACTTTTTTCAATGGCATCAGGAAAAACAATGGTAATCCCCATCGGCAGCAGAACAGGCTGATCAGCAAGATGCGGATTATTATTCAACACCGCAACAAGCTGCGTTTCATTACCATAAAACTGGTAACAAATAGCATCCAATACATCGCCCTGTTTTGTTAAGTAGGGTGTGTTCACACGGCATCCTCACCGTATTTTTCAAGTTCGATTTTAAAGGTTATTTTACGTGGGTCAGAGTTTTGCCAGAGATAAGCACGCCCTTCGGTTATTTTTTTTATCGCCCATCTGCCGTAAATGTATCCTTTGCCATCAACAAACATCAGTGGGAGCATTTGGCTTGCTTCGGCACGTAATAAAGCAAGCTGTTCTATCCCCGTTTTGTCCTTAGTCGGGTACATAATGCCATCGAGTTTTATTTTATCATCCCCCAATCCTGTTGCTTGCAAAACAGGGTTATTGATTCTGTTGTGTTTGCTCCAGCTAAACGTTGTTTCACGCCCGACGCTGCGCGGAACAGCCGTATTGCTGGAGAATGCATAGCCTCCCAGCATGTACATAATAGCCATTAATAGCCGCCCATATCTGAATAAGAGGCACGTTGACGAAAGGCTTTATTTTCTTCATGTTTTTCTATTTCTAAGCGAACTTGCTCCGCGATTGCCTCCGCATTTTGTCCCTCTGATGCATAAATATTTATCTCATAATGAACAATCGGCGCTTGCGTATTGTGTTGTTCAATCGTGGTGTTAGGGATTGCAAGCGGCATAGGCTGCGCCGCTGCTAATGGAGAAACGGCTGTTGTAGCCATAGCCCCTGTAATCAACGCAGTATTGGCCAATTTTTTAAAGGTAGTATCATTAGCAGATAGCATCAAGGCACTCACTCGACTGATGGCATTAACAGGTCGCCGAGTATTATGGTTAATACCCTGTTCTAATCCCTGCATCACAAAATCCCCCTGTTGCATAAAGACACGTGAAGGAGAACTTATACCCAATAATGATTTGAACTTACCTGTTATTGTGCTTGCAGCACCAGAGATAGCATTTGTGACGCTTTTAATGCCAGAAATAATCCCACGCTTTAATCCTGCCATCATCATTGAGCCAAAGTTATTAAATCTATTAGGTAATTCTTGAAACCAGCTCATCAATGAACTCCAGTTACTGATAACAATGCCAAGCGGTGTAAAGTTCAAAAATCCTTGTTTTAACGCACTCCAACCCGCTGAACTGATTGATTTTATACTTTGCCATGCCGATGATAAATAGCCCTTTATGGGTTCCCATTGACTGATAACCATGCCGAGTGGCGTAAAGTTTAGAAATCCCTGTTTAATGGTTGTCAAAGCCGTAAAAAATCCGTCTTTAATACCACTCCACATTGATGCAAACCAAGGCCCTACTGTTTCCCAATTAGCAATAATAACGGTAGCCGCTATTGCTATACCGCCGATAATAGCCCCAATGGGGTTTGCCATTAATGCCAAACCAATAGCACGAATTCCAGTAACAACAAATGGTGCAGCACTAGCCAACAAACCAAAACCACGCGTTAAACCACCAACAATAGGTATAAATCTAATAAAAGTACCTATTCGACTAGCACCAACAAGACCCAATAAAAGCATTGATCCTTTTACAACCAATGCTGCTGTACTTAACGCGAGCAGTCCACCCGCCACCATCCCAATATTTCTGATTAAATTAGGGTGCTGTCCCATCCATTTGGCTGTCGTTGCAGCAACACTACCAATCTTATCAACAACACTTTGTATACTGTCCTGGAATGGCTCAAACGCCGCCTGTCCTATTGCACTTAATGAAGATTGTAAACGCGTAAAAGAACCTGAAACATTGTTATTCATCCGTTCTGCTGTTAACTCAGCTTTAAATTCAGAGTCTTCAATTTTAGAAAAAAGTTTTTTAAATCCGCCTTCTGCTTCACCTGTTTTTTCAATCAGTTCTTGCATAGCTGTTTTAGCTTCAAGCCCAAATACAGCACCCATTACCTCCGATATATCGCCTGTTCCCATGCCTCTCGTTTTATCGTATATTTCTTCTAATAAAACAGGCATAGATCGTAAATCACCATTGGCTGTTTTGGTTTCAATGCCTAATTTTTTTAATGCTTTTGAGGCAGCTTTAGGCGGCGCAGACAAACGCGCATAAGCAGATCGTAACGCAGTGCCGGCCATCGATCCTTGAATACCGATGTTACCCAAAAGCCCTACCATTGTGGCCACTTCCTCTATGCCGGCTCCTAGTTTATTAGCGTCTGGAGCAACATACTTCATCGTTTCGCCTAACATTTCCAAAGTAACATTTGAACTAGTAAAGGTTTGTGTTAATACATCAGCAACACGACTCATTTCACTCGCATCCAGTTTAAAACTGGATAAAATATTACTACTAATATCAGCGGATTCCGCCAAACCCATGCCAGATGATGCCGCTAGATCAAGCATGCCCTTAGAAGCTTGTTTAATTTGTTCGGGATTGAATCCCGCCATAGATAAGAACGTTTGCCCTTGCAGCACCTCAGCACCTGTAAATTTCATTTTTAATTGTAATTCTTTTGCCTGATCTTCCAGCATTGTCCTCTCATCATCACTCATACCTGATGATTTGGCTTGCAGCGTTGAAGCTGCTGTTTGAAAATCTAACCCTGGTCTCAAGGCAAAAGCCCCTGAACCAATCGTGGCAGCCGTCCCAATCGCCTGCCCTTTCATATCAGAAAAACCTGTTTTTATTGCTTGACGCTGTGATGCGGTTGCGGCTATCCGTTGCTGCTGCTGTTGCAAACGCGCTAAGCTACTGCTTAATCTATCATTATCACGCGCATAGTTTTGTGTGCTAATACCCGCACTACGCATGGCAGACGATGTTGTATTAAGTGTATTGCGGTTTTTTTCTAGTGCTGATGATAAGCGTTCAGCCTTAACTTTAGCCCGTTCTAAATCACGTTCCAGCTTTTTCGTTAATGAAGAATCACCTGCTTTTTTTGCATCTAGTAAGCTCCTTTTGAAACTCATCACTGATTTTTGTGCAAGGTTAAGCTTTGCACGTGCTTTATCAACAGCAACCGTGCTCATCTCAAATTTAGCAATCAGTTTTTGCTGCTTTTTTAATGCCGTAATATCCTTGCTCAATGCATCAAATTGTTTGTCAGCAGACTGAAAAGCACGTTTAAAGCTAGGATCAATACTGCCCCCGATAACGACCTCCATTGCCTGCCTACTATTCACTGATTATTTTTCCTATCGTTGTAATGCTTGATTGTGTCGTTATGCCAAAAAATTAAATCATCAAACGATTCAATTAATTGAAATTCTTGTAACGTCCAGTTGCCCAAGAATTTCATGATTCCCATCAACTCTCTGACATCACCAATTGCGTACCCATAAAAAAAGTTTTAAATACCCCTGCCGCCTCAAGAATAAACGGTAAATCTAGGTTATTCGCATCTTCCATGCTCAAATGCGGCTCACAGCTACGTTGCAGCATTTCAACACATGCATCAATATTGCCTTCACCGACACTTGATATATTAATACCCATCAGCTCAGAGGGACGTTTTTTATGAATTTTCAACGACTCAACAACTTCACCATCGACTTTAAACGGCTCGCCATCAAAATTAGTGGGCGAAACCATGCGATACGTTTTTTTACTGATAAACCCTGATTGTTGTTTCTTTCCTGTCACTTCTTTTTCTACTTCTTTCATGATCAGCCCCCCGCATTATTAAGATGTTCTTTCATTTGATCAACGCCATTCACGATAAAATGATCCTGATCAATAAAATGGATTAATTCACCATTATCAAATAGCTTGTATTTATGGATAGCAAGCGTAATTTTAGTTTCTGCTTTTCCCAGCTTCTTATCAGATCCTGCCATTTCAGTAATCTGCCCCTCCATTTCTTCCCTGAATGAGCGTTTTTCACAACGATCCGTTTCATAAGAACCACGAAAAATAAAAGGGACCGTTGCACCATTACAAATATTCACCATCTTGAGCACAGACGGTGTGTATTCAGTGAAAGTGATTTCAGTATTCATCGCTTCAAAAGAAACAATATGCTCAACGTTAACAAAACTATTTTCGTCTGTTTCGGTTTTAAATTTCTTGTCTGGCGACTTGTATTCTGCTTTACCAATATAAGAATCCCCATTGACAAAAACGTTCGCCCGACGCATTACATCCGCTAATTGACTCATGAGAAAAGTACCTCTTCAACGTAGCCATTATTTAAAAAACGGCGAAAAATGACATGCTCAGCATAACCATAGCGTCCATAATCAAAATCAAAATAGACTCTGCCGTTATCAACCATCTGATTAATATCATTCACTTCAGGATCTAACCACGCACGTCCACCCGCAATTGCTTCAACAGCAGGGCTTGATAGATACTCTAAATAATTATTTAAGCCCCGCAGCACATCATCCGTATAAGTTCGCTTTATTTGCCGATCTTTAGCCCAAACGTGAGCATGAACAATGGCTTCAGCAATGGCATCATCAAGCCGCACATGACCGCGATATTTCCACAACTGATCGTCACTTGAATTTTGATTACCGTACAAACGCCAACCAAGTTGATTAATAAAAGTAGATACACCGTTTTCATTGAGCAAATTAGTAATCGTATTGCGGTTGCCTTCTTCAAACGTAATGGGCTTTGTAATGCCTTGAATTGGGCTTATTTTTGTCATTGATGAACTATCGTAATAATTCGTTACTGCTTCAGCAGCAGCCGCCAAGATAGATGCAGGGATCTCGATATAGTCTTTGGCATCTTCATCGTAAACAGTGACAGCGGGGTAAATAACATTCGTGCGTCGATTACCGAAATTTTCTCGGTAAGTAATCGCATCGGTATATTTATCAGTCGTTCCACTTGGTGCATCAACCCAGTTTATTGCCCGTAAATGATCACAGACTTGCTCGATAGCATCCACAACAGGTTTATTATGTGAAAAATAAGGAGCAATGAGTATTCTTGGTTTAACTTTCGTATCGTTTTCAGCAATGAGTGCATTTTTAATGCCTTCATATTCACCTGTTTCGTCGTTTGTACCGCCGATGATATTGGCCATTGTCTCGTTATCATCCGCCCCTTCTTTAACTCGGCAGACAATCACCATAAACAATCCCATTTTAAACAGAAATTTTAAAATAGTCGGCAATGTCCCTGTGGTGCCTAATTGCGCTAAATCGGACTCGCGGGCAGGAATTAAAGTGTTTTTATTCATTGGGAAAGCCGATGCATCGGCATCAGGTGCAGTGCCCACAACGAATATAGTATTCATGCGTGGCGTTTGAATGATACGTGCGCCTGTGTCAATGCCGATAAACTCTATACCATGAAGGAACTGGTCTGTTGTTTGTTGTGTTGTTGGCATGTTAACCCTCTATTTGTGGAAATTTGGGGAAATTGAAATCACGATCTTCTTCTATTGCTGCTTTTCCTTCTATCACACACAGTTCAGCCCAGTTTGTTTTAATCGCCACTTTGATTAATTTTTCAACCATCGGTTTATTTATTTTAGAGTAGCTTGATACTACTTTACTTATTGTTTGACCGTTTATTACAGACGATGCTTTAGATAGAATTGTTTTTTCAATATCTTTAAAATCTCCTGCGACAAGTTTTGATCTGAAAGCCATTACCCAAACCTGATCTTGTGATTGTTTTTCAGCACTGTAATGCAAATAAATATAATTTTTAATTGATTTTTTCAGTTCATTTATTTTAACAATAATTAACTCTGAATCACTTATTTCTTTAATTTTTTTTGCATCTTCTTCAGTCACCCCATTAAAAATCCTGCCGTCATTCATCTTATATTCTGGCATCAGAGTGTCTCCAGATTTGTAACAACGTTATGAATATCTTTCGATAATGCACCCGCATGTGCGCCATCACTTAACCAATGTCCAGCCATTGCAGTAGTGTATGTGCAGTTGTTTACTACAAGCGTGCCTGTTTTGCTACCAACACCTAATACATAGCCGTAACCATCTTCGGGCATATTAAAATCGCAATGAATAAAACCCAGCTTCATCATCGGTGAACCATTATGCCAGTACCAGCTGGCGTAAATAGACGAGAGAGCTCTATGTTGAATGCCTTCAGGTACTGTTTCAGGAAAGTCAAAACCTATCCCGATAAATTTCAAGCTCCCACCATTCGGTGATTGAGAGTAATAAAAAGCATCCATATTGATATTATTATTTTTATCGATACGCGTGTTCAGTTTTATTCGAACAGGTGTTCTGTTTTCATCAAAATGATAATTGGCAGGTGTAACGGAGATGTATGATTCTATGACTGATGCTCTCGCTTCACCTAAAAAATCATAATCTCCCCACAAATAAACAGTAGCAGATGAGTTCCTAGGAACTAAACTGAATGCTTTACTTAATGTTTTTAATGGCATGCCATCTTTTTTATTGTATGATTCACTGCTATCAGCACCCTTTATCTGATCAACGAATAATTGCTGATATCGTCCATCAGCACCTATTCTTTTAATTTCCGCATTAACTTTTGCAGAATTCTCATCTCTTGATTGTTTATTTAAATCAACTTGCCCTTTAAACTCACTAGAAAACTGCCCCGCAAGATCAATAGCCTCTGTAAATAATTCTGTTTGTGTTTTTTCCGTCATTATTAATTTCCGTGGACAATTGACGCTAATGAAATTCTCGCCAAGGTGTTAAAAGTAGTCATTTGCATTTTTTGTTGCTGATCCTGCATTTCTTGCTGAATTAAAGAATTTATCATTGATGCTAACGCCATTTTTGCCAGCGTATTATGCGTTGCCATTAGCGATTTTTGCTGTAACAAGATGCCGATTTGGATGTTTTGGTGAACGATTTCAATACTATCGGCAGGAAAAGATGCTAATACCATATTGATCACAACAAACGCATTATCAACCTGGGGACTGACTGTCGTGATCGCTTGTGTAGAATGACCGTAAATCGCAATCACATTTTTATCTTTATCAGCAAGCACTAGTTCAGAAAGCTGAAATTCATCATCTGCAACACCTGCAAAATCGACTAATAAAGCATGTTGATAAGGGGTCACTTTTTCGGCATTCATGATTTCGAGCCATGCGACGGGCGTTTTCATCACATTAGTAATGGCTCTACCTCCATCATCAAATTCAATCGTTTGCAGACCTTTACCAATACCAATGTATTTAGCGCTAATAGCAACATTGGCAGGCAATGACATTGCACGTTCCATGCCTGATGCTGTTGGATACGGCGTTATGGTTAAGCTCATACAACCATCTCCATTTCCATGAATGTCACAAACTGTGTCGATAAACCCATGCTAAATCCCATTAGTTGAGGTTTTATAGCAATCTCGGTATTAACCATTTCAACATTCATCATTGTTGTAAATTGTGCGCTATGTGCAATAGCAAATTGAGCTGTTGTTTCAACGCCAACATTCAGCGTGTAATGCAACGATGCCCGTTTATTACTATCAATTTGTTGCCGAATATCGGCAATTATTTCATTACCAAGAATGACATCGGCATCAGGTAAAATATTTTCATTAACAAGAACCGTTAATGACATTGTTCCCTCTTCACCGATAGGCTTCATCTGATGCCAGTAAACAATTGTTGCCCGAACACCCAGCACTGCCAATGCATCTTCAACGCCGCCATGAGTGCCTTTATGGCGATGTAACTCAAGCGAATTAGCGCACATAGCACGTTTAGTTTGTTCTGGCCAGTTGTCATTCCACACATCAACAGACAAGGCGTAGGCTAACCAAGGAAGGATCTCAATCGGACATTTCCACGGATCATGAATATCACGAATAATATCCGCATTTAAGCGACAATATTTTTGTGCAGCCTCTTCCTCAAGCCCTAACTCAAGGGCTGAAGCATGTGGCAATAAGGTATCAAAATCACACGGCATCAATCACCTCAATCGTTAATTCACTGCAAAAGGGTGCTTGATATTTGCTAATCTCTAACGGTAAAACAGGGTTATTCAAAACAGCACGGTAAACACCTACTTGATGCAATGCCGCATCAACACCTGACTGTGTTACCCAATGCTTTATTTTTTCAGACTGCGCCCTGTAACGTTGCCACGCTGCTTCAATGTTCTGTTGAATGGCATTATTAGATGGCCCTGCATACATATAAATAGACGCTGCTAATGTGTAAGTAATCACTTCAGCACTTTGTACTGTCACTTTGTCGCCTTGAGGAAATTTATAGCGCGATGTTACATAGTCATAAACCTCCCCTAATAACACATTGCTTGCCGTGCCATCGCCACCATGCTGCAAGATTACAATTGTTATGTGATAAGGCTTAGGACTATAAATCGCCGCATCTTTAACTTGCCCTGAAGAAGACAATGCATTAAACAAATACCAGCCTTTACTGCCCCCATGTGCGTTATTTTCAGGTGAAATAAGTATACGCTTACGATAAGCCTCATCTGCTTCAAGCACAGCAGGGTTTTCAGTCTCAGGCGTTATTTGAAGGCGATGTACCGCATATTCAAGCCGTGAACCGATGTGATCTAAATCACTGCATCTCGCATAAGCGGGCATTGTTGCCAAGGCTGCTTCATTAATGCGCTGGCGTAATAGCAGCTCACGATAAACATCGGCTTGTAATAAACGTACCGCAGGATCAGATTCAAGATCCAGATAATATAAACCTGCTTCACTATCAACAGGTACTTTCCAGTAACGTTCAGTATCCGTTTCAATCAACTGTGCTTGTTTTAAAATAGGCTGGCCATTTTCAAAAACCAACGGTTGCAACGCATTGAGTGCTGTTTTTCGCTCAGCTAATAATGCTTCATAATCCAGAGCTTCAAGTACCTTTGGCGCTGGTAAAAGACTTAAATCTTTATCATAATACGCACGTATACCACTCATGATGCTACCTGCAATCGCTGTGTGAAACACTCATCATTAACGGGAAATTGATCACTATAAAACGCGGCTATTCGCCACTGCAATCCAACAATTAAACGCCCTTCTGAAACATCATGTTCATCAATAAACACCCGATCAAGCAAAATGCGCGGCTCCCAGAGCTGCAATGCTTCAGCAACGGCGGAATAAATTCGCATGATATTTGATGAAGTCATTCGCTGATCCTTCAGTAAATACAGATTACTGCCATAATTGCGCCGCATCACACGGCTTCCCAATGGCGTTAATAAAATATCACTGACTGATTGTTCTAAATGATCAATTCCACGCATAATGTGACCATTGAGGCTATTCATGCCTTGCTGTTGTTTGGTAACTAATATTGCGTTGTTATCACTATTTTCAGCGACAGCGACAGAAACAGCAATATCACTAACGGTATCATTCGTTAAATCATTCGCAGGTGCATCAGTATTCCCCGTACTAGTGTCATCACCCGTCTCCTGCTCTGGAACAACCACAGCATCATAAACGTCAATTTCAATAACATCATCAGAATGCCGATGATAAAAAGGCAATACAACAACATGGCCCTGTCTGTGAATATTATCCAGTGCTGATAAACGAGAGCCATTGATATAAACCTCTATACGCACATTCTCATCAAGCGTTATTGTTTCAGGCAACAATAACGCTTGATTTACATTGAATGTGTAGGTTGTTTTATTCATTAAATCAGCTCATTAAACGGGATAATACAAAACGTGTAATGCGTCAAAATCTTCAGGTGATTCATTTAAATGAATTAAATGATCATCCCCTATATCCACAGTAAAATCGTCACCAACATAAATTTCATGGCCATTGAATTCAATGCCATAATTCATTGTTACATCAACAGCATTAGGTAATCTAAAATCAACATTAGTGTCATCTTTAATGCCGATCAGCTCTGCACGTAAGCGGCTAACACTAGTGCCACGACTAACAACATCTGATTGCATTTTGCCAATATATTGAAAGGCTTTTATTTTAATACAATCACTCTCACTGCTACCGCTCTCGGCACGATCAGACTCAAATGTCAGTACACCTGCACGATAATTAAATAACCAACTTGAATCATCCAGCTCTGAAATTTGATCACCATTGCCAGCAAACACTTTAACAACGTAACTTTTATGATAAGCATTAGTAATGAAGTTTTTCAACACTCGCGAAACATCACCTGATCCTGACGACCAAACAGCCTCAAAATTATCGAGTGCCACCCATTTACGTCCACCATTAACCGCCCTATCCATGGTTAAATGAATCATGTCATCACCGCCTTCATCGACAGGATAGTGTCGTTTTACAATAACTGTTGAGGCGTTTGGTGCAGGCTGTGGCACAGTTTCTGCAAACACAGCATTTGCATGAACCTCTAACGATGAAGGAATATTTTCTTCAAAAAACGCCACATCATTTGAGCCGCGCGTTTTTGATTGCGATTGCTTGAAAAGGTAATCAACTTTATCTTCTAGTGTATACGCCATTTCTCACCTACCAATTCGTTAAAACGTCTTTAACGGACTGTGTGCCGTCGCGTAATGTAATGCGGAAATACAGGCGATTATTGGCATCAAACGTCACCTTGCCACCAAACGTTGCATTAATAGTCGCATTGCCTCCCGAATAACTGATCGCACCAGAGAGACAACCATCACCATCAGCGCCAACACCCGCAGAGCTATCATAAGGCTTTGCACAATCTAGCCATCCCGTTTGTGTCGGTAATTTTACTTCGATATTGACGACATCATTACCAACCTGACCAATGCCTGAGGAAACACCTTTTAAAGTCAGCTGTACAGAGCTTTTAGAGTTAGGCGATATAAAGCACCTAACATCCTGCTGATCCCCTGAAAATGCATCATAGTTAGCCGTATTGCTCGGCAAGTACGTTGTAAAATCATTACTAGGATAAATCAAGCCATGCTCATTATCAGCAATAATAAAACGCTGAGCATTACCGTTTTCTAGCAGTGCTAAAGAATCCCAAACATCAGTAACAGCCGATGTTTTATCATCAAAATCAAAATCTAGAGGTAAACGATATTTTTCGTCATTAAAATATTCCGCCGTATTGGTTGAATTGCTGCCAAATGTTGAAACCAGTAATTGTTGTGACGTGGATACAACCGTGGCATACGTACCAAAGGGATCACGCGGACGACCTGTTAAGCGCGCATTCGCACTACATTTATTTGCAGTGCTTAACGTCATGATCTTATCAGTAACAATCATCGTTTCACCAACAATCGGTGGGCTACTTAACCCTGAAACCGATGCATCATTAGTTGCAATCGCCGTTGTTGCAGCCCCCTTGAGTCCATAACAATCAATCGGATTAGTGACATAACTATTATCAACAACATGATTACACTGTGTGCTAACTTTTATAGCATCACCAACGCCCATAAATCGGACACCAGAGAGATGTTTCGGCAAATTGTTACTATGGATGCGTACATCAATTAAACTTAATACAGGTGATTGTGTGGCGTTATCATAGAAAACTTCAAATATCTGTGAAGTTTGATCGCTACCAAATCCCACATGCTTCAAAACAACAACGTTATAACCGACCAGTAGATCCGCCGCCGTTATATTTAAACGGGCAACCGCTTTTTGCCATGCCGAAAAACCATTGTATTTTTCAACACTGACAACGGTTATATAACCCTCTGCTGAGTTGGCAGGCGTATATCTTTGAGCGTTATCTTTAAAACCTTCGTCAAAAGAGGCTTCCAAATCAAATGATGCTTTCAGCTCTCCATTGATCCAAAGCTCTAAAACACCTTTATCACCATCACTGATTCCATTAGTTGGATCAGGTGTTTCTAATGAAAAATCGGCATCTTTAATTAAATAATTAACACTCGCCCCTGCTGGATTAGCCTCCTTATAGTTGGCATCAGTATCAACGGCTAAATAACCTGAGTATTTACGCGTTGTTGATGCATAAATTGTTAAATTCTCACCCTCTAAACTCATTGCATTGTCGGGCAATAGCTCCTTCAGCTTATCATCTACAGCATCCAGATCGCTTTTAGTGATTAAATCCTGTTTGTGAGCAGGTTTTACCCCCTCTCTATAGCGAAACGTCCCAGTAGCATGATCCATTTCTTGCAACTGTCGCTCACCACTGGTTTTTGTTCGTAATCCTGCCATCATTAATTACCAATAAATTTGCTAATGAGTGGGAGTAACTCCCCCACTCAACACACTTAAAAAACGATTACGCTGCTTTTTTAATGTAGTTTACGAATGGACGCTCATCTTCATCATCAGGTGATGCTTTAAACGTTAATGTAGTACCTACAATGGTATAATCCATTGTTTCGCCTTCAAGCACTTGTGTACCGTTATAAGTAACGACCAATGTGCCAGCTTCAAAATCTTCACCGGCAGGCAAGGTAAATACTTTATTAGAGCCATCAACCACACCATCAAGCAAGATGCCATTTTTGAAGTTAGCTAACGCTGCTTTTGTTGCAACCGCCGTAGAAACCGTGTCGATATTAACTTGCAATGTGGAGTCTGCATTCTGATAAGCTGTTTCCATATCAGCAACAGCTTGATTGACTTCAACAAGTGCAGTACTGACATTGGTTGCGGTGAAACTTGCATGACTAAATGCCACATCAGCAGATGCACCACTGAATGCAACGTTAGCAAGTGTTACACTGCCGTTTTGCCCCGTTATAGATCCTGAAGCATTACGCAAATCCGTCACACCATCGTTCGGCGTAGTAATCTTTTTCCAGTTAGCGAGCACAGATGCATCGTCGCCAATCAGCATATAAGACTGACTTTCGTCGGTACGTGTCGTCCAGTCTCCACGCTGACCCGCTAACGCAAGCATGGCAGCTTCATTAGCGACATCACCGAGATGATCTGAAACAGCAATGGCTGGAATCTGCCCCGATAAAAGCTTGCCATCAGCACCTAGTGTTGCAATACCATTCGCTGCACCGCGAGCAGTATTAATATCAGTAATACCCTGTTCGTTGACTGCAATTTTAGCGATTTTAGCCGTTAGATCAGTGTCTAATAGCGCTTCATTAATCGTACCTGCACGAATTTGCTTTTTAGCATTGGTGAGTGTTCTTAAACCCATTGTTTTTTCCTTTTATTATTACGAAGTTGAAAGTTTATTTTCCATAGTATTATTATTATTTCCCATAATATTACTGGCAATATCATCTAATTGCGTAGCGGTGATCTGAAATGAAAGCCGTTCAAAGCCCTCTTTTTTCAGCGCTATCTTAGAAACATAATCTGCATGTGATCTAAACTGTGCAGCCATCATTTCTTTGCTCATTAAGCCATTACTCTGAATCATCAAGTTTGCTAGCATTTCAATCGCATTAGCCATTGCCAGCTTTTCCGCTTGTAAGGTCTCAAGATCCGATAACTCACCGTATTCAGGCGATAAAATCCATTCAACAAAGGCTTTCAGCCATTTTTTAATCACACGTTTCATACGCTAGGCGTACCTGACTTATCGCCACCTTTAACGACATTTTTATGTAAATGTCCTTTAAAGCTAATGCCGTCAATAATCACATCACCGTTTACCGTGATATCACCCGTCACCGTCACACCCGCAGCGGCTTTAATACTCACCGTGCCAGCCTTTGGCAAATTTATTTGATAATGATGTTTTTCGCGGTCATAACTAATGATTGCACCATCATCATATTTCCGCACATGCAGATCCGCAGACTGAGCAGGTGCAGGAAACGCATCACTAGGCAACGAGCCAATGATATAACCGATTTCATCACCTGAAACCATCATCATAAAACCCACTTGCTCGCCAATTTCTAAAAAATCAGCCTGACTATTTTTCCCTGCCCGATCCGTAAACGACAAAATCCAGCCGCTCACAAAAGAACCGTCTGCTACCTGATAACGTGGCGAACTTGAGCCATAATCAACGGCAATAATCGTACCAATCCGCAACGAATTATTTTGTCGGCGTTGCTGCTCTACTTGTTGATAATGATCATTCACTGCTTCTTTTCCATTTTAAACAATCATACAATTCACGTTCTTTTTTATTACGGTCTTCCCACAAACGTTTGGCTATCCAAATCCAAGCTATATTTGATAAACCCAATATGCCAATGATTCCCAGTTCTTGAAGAGCTACCGCTGTACTAATAATTCCACTCGTGTCGTACATTCTTCCTCCTCTAACTTTTTTTGTTTTTGCCATTTTTTTAGATAAAAGTTATGATTTTGGAACCATTTGTCCACCGCTCTTATAATCACATAAACCCCTGTTAATACAATTATAAATAACATTCCAACCATCAAGAAAACGTTACCATACTCACTATCAAAAACATGGTAGGTAATACAACCGATGCCCAACACAATAAACGACGCAGAAATACCGAGAAACCACCAGCGCCGGTAATCATTTGTAATTGAATACACATATATACCACTGACAATAACCCCCAATGTCACCAATATAATAAACACAAATGTTATAAACCCCAGCATCACACAACCCGCTCATACTCGCCATTTGACGAACTAAAAAAAACTTCTTGAGGAATAATACCTTCCCCGCCCCATTCAGACTCACCGACCAATAAACGCTGAGAAAAACTAACCGCCCAACTATCATAGCCGTCTTTATCTGCCGAAAATCCTGCTGGCATGGCAGCTATATCCGTTGCATCTGCTGACAATCCACACGCAACAGGCGTGTTTTTAACTAGCAACAACATGTTGACTGCAAAATTACGCAACTCACGTTGTAAATTCTCCGTTTTACTGCCCAATACACAATGTATAATCACGTTACACTGTATCGAATCACGCCCATCACCAATCGATTCAGGAAAATCCAACATATCAATCTCAATCAAGGCAGCTGGCGTGTTTAAAACAATCCCCGCATCTTGGGTATTCTCAAGCTCAACAGGAAAATAGCTTGATACCGTTTGCAGCACATCGCCAAAATGATCGCTAATCAATTTAATTAAATTGTCATGATAAGCATTCAACATCGCTATAAAGCACCCATTGCCTTTTTCATTTCAAACGTTAATTCTTGTTTCATCTTCTTCAATAACTCAGCTTCAGCACGATTAAACAAACGATTTAGCGCACTTTCAGCAGCCTGACGCACATTAATATCCATATTCGAAATAGGTAAACGATCACCACCAAGCCGTTTAAAAATCATTCCATCTTTACCATCCCAGCGATTTTTATAAAATGCTCTGAAACCGTCTTTAAACGTAAATCGCCCTACTTTATAGCCACTTCTTAACTTTCTTCCAGTCAAACCCAATTTCATCGGATTGATGCCACCAACGCCCATCCAGAAAACCGCTTTGCTTTTTTGAGCATTGGCTAAACTGGCATAAAGTCGCCGTTTAATATGTTTTTGAGCCACACCAACATCCTTGGATATATGCCGTGCCATTTGTGCTTTTAACCAGCGAATCGTTTTATTAATCGCTCTCACTTCAGCACGTTTTACCGCTTTTTGATCAATACCAAACTGTTTAGCATCAAAATCAGGCGCATCAAGGCGTAGTTGAATGCCAGCAATACCGCCCCTAACTCTTACTGCCATCGCTGCCCTTTTTTATCATCAACCTGATCTTCAACCAATGTGACGGAATACAATACTCCTTGCGAATAATCAAACCGATCCATGATCAAATCAGGCGCATTTTTTTTGCATAAAACACGAACCTGAGTGCCTTTTTTAAACTCGCCTGCCGCTTTGTGTAAATATAAGTGCGGCAAACGCATATCAGCACTAATACTCGATTTATCAACCGATCCACCAGCATGCAGCAACGTTTGTTTTTTTGTTTTATCAACAAAAATGGCTTTGATAATTTCACCATCTATCAAGATAGGCTGACAAAATTTATGAATAATTTGCGCTGCTTTTTGGTCACTTAATTGTAAGTAGGAGATACTCATCATTAATCAATCTTGATATTGGCCATATCATCAGTCGCTGCTGCAACATCCCACGCATAACCTGAAGGCGTTGCACCGTCAGAATTGGCAACAACAATCTGCCCCTCTTTCCAGTACACCAATTGACCTTGCTTTAAAATGCCTGAGCTTTTTGGTAAATTCCAAACTCCACCAACGGCAACAGAACCCATGTCACCAACGGGTATATCCGTTTTAGCAATGCCTATTTTTGATTCCAATGGCACAACATCGCCACTAAAAATATCCTCTGATCCCAGATTGATATAGGCCATTGCAGTCCCTATCTGTACAAAATTGTTAGCCATGATTTACTTCCCTTTATTAAAGACTGCGCCACGATAATCAACCGCGTCAACACCGTAATCCAGTCTCACTTTCATTTCTGCACCATCGGTTCGCCAGCCTGTTTGGTTATCAAGAAAAGGCTCTTCCTCACCAAATAAGAAATTAACTTCAATCGTTGGCACATCTGTTGCATCAGCTAACAAGTAATAACCTGCACCTGATAACTTTGCCGTTGCTAATACTTCAGCAAGTCCAGCAACCCCATTCGTTAATGCCGAATTATCTTGCCCTGGTAAGGTTGTGCTGTTCATCCACTTCCTAGCCAACATTTTCATCGTATTCGGTACAAGCAACAATGAGGGTGAAATATCCAGTTCTTCCTTACCTGAAATATCTTTATGACTCCCCATCATCAGATCCATCGAATTCAGCACCTCTTCGGACATAGCAGCAGCCTGCTCACCCGTGAGAATGTTTTTATGCTCAGCACTAAATAACTTGTGCTTATCAGCCATCACAGGATTCGACAACAATAATTTATAAACATCAGCTTCAATCGTTCGCCCTGCGGCACTTCCCAGCATGGCTCCCATACGGCTAAAGTAACCTAAATCATCGTTGATAATCGCTTCACGGGTAATCGAAATAATATTCCCTTTTGTCGCGATAGAAACGCCCTCAATTTCACCGTCAGGAATGCTTTTATTCTTGTATTCGCCGCCTTCTTGATAGTCATCTAACGTGCCAAAAGAGCCAAGTCGCAGTCTTTTATGCTCACGAAAATCCGATACACTGCCCGTTGCACACCATTGCTTCCATGTATTAGCCTTTTTACGGTAACTAACCAGCACCATCTCTGTAATCATCTGATCAAGAATAATGGGAAAATCACTGCTTGTTTGCATAAAAGCGTTAGATATCATCTGTAACGGATTAATCCCCGCAACAGGTTGCCCAATAGCTCCCAAACAAGCATTTGCAATGTCTGACAATCGCATAAAGGCATAAGGATTATTCGGCATTGAAGCCGCAACATTTGAACGCGCAAGCAATGAGTTCGTCATGAGTTCACGACGTGTATCAACTTCATCCTGCGTAATTTCAATGGATGAAATACCAATTGCACCTGGTGATTCTTTACCAATCGCCTCAAGCAGATTTTCTCGCGCTTGATCAACGTTACATGACATATCATTCAACGATACGTGTGCAACATCGACATAACGCCCTGTCACACCGCCGTGCGCGTCGAAAATAGCGGTTATATCCTCACGCCGATTAGCTTCATCAGCAAGCGCCTGTGCGCGTATTTCCTCAGTCGTTGGTTGAGTCTGAGAATGGCTATTCGTACCATCATCGCCACCTGAAGTATTCGCACTAGGTGGCTGACTCGATGGAACAGCAGCAGCTTTTGCCCCCCGTAATATAGTAGGGTTTAAACGCTTATGGATGCGATTTGTTAACGTTTGAGGCATATTTTTCAATCCAGATTCTTTTAAATTTTTCCACACGTTTTCAGTGAGCATATTGTCCGCTTCATCCTCTTCAACAGGATCAATAATTTCGTCAATCAGCCCAATTTCTAACGCTTCTTCAGCCGTAAACCACGTCTCGGCATCCAGTAGTTTTTGTATTGCTTTCTGTGATTTTCCTGTCTGCCGCATGTATTCAACCATCATGGCTTTTTCATGCTTTTCCAGAATCTCAGCTTCTTTACGCAACTCAGCTGCATCACCCCATTCCCCACCTTGTGCACGATGGATCATAATGAGTGAGTTCGATGCCATTTGCACCTTACCCTCGTTTGCAGCTAACAAAAGGAGTGATCCCATCGATAATGCATAGCCGACATTGACACACGTCACATCAGCATCATGCATTCGCAATGCATTAATCATGCCCATGCCTTCGCCAATGTAGCCGCCCACAGAATTGATATAAACAGTGATCGACGCAACATCACTGTGGTCTTTCAGCTGTTCTATTAATCCTCTATGCGATGATTCCCAGCCAATTACACCGATGATATAGATATCAAGATGATTTTCAGCCGCATTCAGTCTCACATTGACGTAACCATCCTGCTTACCACCACCATCAATAAAATTGACAGCACTTGCGGTTGGTTTTCGTTTCAATTTATGTAAAGGATTATTCATGCTTTTTATCATTAACCATTTTCAATTGAAATTTCTAGGTAAGAAATTTCAATTTTTTAAATAAAAAAGTTAAAAGTTATGCAACTTCCCAATCATTTGCCAACATATCTTCTTGAGAACAAACCCAACCCGCCTGATGATTACCTCTAGCGTTTAGTAAAACCACAACAGGCTCGTATACCCTATGTCCATCATTTTTAGAACTAGGGTGATTTGTAATTTTTCTAAACATATTCTCAAGATATACATGCATTCCTTTTCCATTCCAACCTGATCTTCTTACTAGTCCGCCCTCTTTTATTATTTCCAAGGCTTCGGAAAAACTCATTTTGTTAATCTTCTTGTGCTGGTTGTCCATTAATACTCTCCTTTTTCGTTGCTCTATCAGGTATAGATAGCTTTTCACGCAAACGCTGATCACGCGCTATCTGCTTATAAACAGTGATCGGATTCTTGCCTCTTTTACGAATAGCCTCCGACTCACTCATTAAATTATTGTCAAGATTCCGCTCGATCCCTTTCGTTTCTTTATCGGGATCAACCCACGGCATCACAGCGCCATAGCACTCAAGATCGTAAAGTGTCCGCCGATCAATTTCAGGCAATAAACGCAATAAATCCTTATCGCCTGCTAACAACGTCATATCAATAAAACGTCTAAAATCAGGACGACACGAATGATTAATAAAAATATCCTGCAACACAGAATAGTTTTCTTGCTGCTCTACCAGTTCTTGCCGTTGAGCAGAATACGTTCCATCGTAACTGCGTGATATAGAGCTGTACGACGTGCCAGATCCTGCTGCAACGGCTTTCAACATCGCATTACGAAACGTCTCAAGGTTTGTGTTAGGACGGTTTGTATCAAAAGCCCCAATTTCCTCCCCAGGTAACATATCCATGATCGTCATGCCATTTTCATAATGCTGCCGCTCACGCTGTTCATCTTTAAATTGATCATCGCCGTACATATCAGGCGCGCCTTTACGGACATACATCACCATTTTTGCAGCAATCCGCGCTGCAATCCGTTCAGCTTCTTCATAATCTTTCAGATCATCAAGTCGAAGCATAATGCTATGAAATACAGACACTCCACGCGTTTGCCGCAAGCGTGTAACGTTTTTCAGATGATTAACATACTCAGCACCAACCTTTTTATACTGCGTTTCAGCAAAAATAGCCGAACGTGGTTGACCAGGATGGTGGGGATAAAAATAATAAGCGGTAGGACAGCCCCAACGATCCTTTTCAACTCCCTGAATAATATTTTTATGCTCATTATTCAGGTATAAAGGGCATAAATCAGGCTCAAAAACATCAACAGAAAGCGGCGTATCACTGCCAAAATGGTGTTTTAAATGAGGTACTTTACCCATATGGTAAATTTTAAAGGCTTCACCGTCGCGAAACCATGTGCGTGCATAGAGCCGTTCCATTTCAGAGCGCGACATTTCACGCGTGACATCAGGTGCTAGTGACCATCGTTGATGCCGATCTAGTAATAATTCATTAAATTCATCATGCAGCTCACCATCAGCCCCCAACACCTGCGGCTCATAACGTATTTCGCTGCCGACTGTTTTATTAACCAATACATCAAGTACGCCTTTAGCAAGATCATGATTGTTTTCAAGATCGCGAGCCATGACACGCAAACGATCCCCCGCCATCGCAACCATCGCATCACCAGAGCCGCGATCAGTACGTGGCTTACGATCTAGCGATGGCTTAGCAGCATCATAGTAATTAGTCAGCCGTTGCCGATTAGCAAGCCGTTTTAAGCCCAATTGCGGCGAAAAATAACCAATGACCTTATCCAGCCTATTCATTTTTAGTGGTTTTTTCATCGAGACAGATCCGCCACTTTGTAATTCAATCCACCGATCTGCCGACCACCACACTTAGCCGTCTTTTGCACAACACGCTGCCATTCTCTACGCGCTTTACGGATTGCATCAAGGTCGTCCATCACAACACTATAATTCAGCACATCAGAGCGGAATTCCTTCCCCTGCGCGACTTCATTTTCAATATTTAGATAAAAATCCACCCATTGTTGCGGCGTGCGCTCATGGGCTGAGGGACTTTCTGTGTATATAAAAGGATTATTTTGGCTCATGGCGAATTATGAGCATAAAGTTTACTGAAATTTCTAGGGGAGAAATTTCAATTTACTATTACTATTGAAGAAAATTAGGCAAAAAAAAACTTATTGAAAAAGCTGTTTATTTATACAAAGAATCAACAAAGAAGTAAAAAATTGGATAATAAAACATAAGCTCATCTCACAATATTATAAACCTGCCGCTCTGACATATTAAAATGAGCCGCAATACGCGATACCGACCAATCGGTTTCATTATAAATTTTCAACACATTTTTACGTCGATTAGGAGCTGGACTATGAATGTACGGACTCGATGCGCCATACTCTGTTTGAATACGATCCAACACAAATTCAATCGACGATTTAGACAAATGACGTGACATGTCTTTGATAATGCCATTCTGATGCACAGCAAGATCGTCTTCTAAAGAGGCAATAAAAGCGACAAAGCTGTCCTGTTGCTGTGCGTTTCTTTTGTCTACCATGATCCTTTTGATTCCCCAAAATTATTAGACTGAGTAGCTTTCTTTGCAGAAATCCTAGGCGCAAACAAATCACCCATTACTGACTGGACTTTTGCCTCTAACTCATCCCAGCGTTTATTGCTCCAACGATGTACACCTTTTTTCTGTGCGGCTGCAAACATATAAACCGTACAATCTAGTGCTTCATTGCGAGCGGCTGAGTTTTTAACCCATTCATAGATAGCAAAACCTTTTTTATAACGTCTTACTAACTTTTCTGAGGTTAATTGCTCAAATATCTCTAACGGCAAGGCATCAGGATAATGAATAGCACCAGCACCACCTTTATCACGCAAAAAACGCGAATAAATCATACTTTTTGCAGTATCGGTACCGACTTGGTAAAGATCAAGCCCACGCTTAATCAAACGTCCACGCCAATCAATATCGACTTTACTTGGGCGATTAATGATAGGTTTATTGCGCTGTGAAGCACCCTTCCCCGCTATAAAACCAAGATGTTTGTTATCACGACAAAACTTATATACGTCATGTGTGTAGTGTCCACCTGAGTCAACTAATGAGCAATCCACTGTTAAATAAGCACCTGAAGCATGGAGCCACGGCTTTATCAACCATTCCTTCATTTCCGTCCAAGGCGAATCAGGTTCGGTCTCAGGAATACTAGGATCACCAAGGAAAACCTCATAATCAATAAGCCACGCCTCTTCACCACGCCCGAAAGCATAAACATAGCTTTCAAGTCGATCATCTTGTGTATCACACCCTGAAAATAAGATTAAACCACCTTGTGGCACAATACCCATCTCATAAGGTTCCGCCTTGCCTTGCAGCATCTTGGCTTCAACATCATTCACCGATTCTTTCCAAACCTCAGCAAGCACCGTGTTTGTAAATGTCTTCAGTAGCTCAACATCATTTTTAGCATTCAGCCAATCTTCCACTGCTTCACGCCAGCTATACCAACCCAACGGCGAATAAAGCGAACTAATGTGATAACTACGTCGATATTGCGACACATCAGGATTTTCAGCAATCCATCGTCCCGCATCAAGCATCGCTGTTTTATGATGTTCCTGAATCGGCTGATGACAATGCATGCACTCATAAAAAACGGAGTCAGGTTGTTCATTCCGTGGCAATGCTTTATTCCATTTAATATTTTTCCAAACTAGCTTCTGGTCACCACCACAGTGCGGACATGGCACATGATAATAACGCTGATCGCCTCTTTTAAACGCCTTTTGGATCCGCGACATACCGTCAATCGTTGGCGTGGATACTCTTAATATTTTTTTTCGGCTAAAATTCTGCGTTCTTTTAATTGCCAATTGCTCAGGATCGCCCTCATTATCAAGGTCAAAAGGATAAGTATCCGTTTCATCCATAAATAAATAGCGCACTGGCATCGAACGCAATCCTGTCGAGCTATTTGCCCCTGTGATAACCAAGTAACCTCCCATGAAGTTTTTTTCGAGTAATGTATTACCACCATCACGGGATTTAGAATCGGCGATTTTTTCAGACAAACTCGGCATATCAGCAATCATGGGCGTGAGCCGTTGACGACTATAGCGTTTAGCCATATCGAGTGTTGGTTGCACTATCATCATTGGCCCTGGTGAATGATCAACAACGTAGCAAAAAAAGTTATTCCCTGTTTCTGTGCCAGAAATTTGTGTTCCTTTCATTAGCGATACATCTTGCACATCACTTGATGTTGACAGTGCTTTCATTATTTCACGCACAAACGGTACACGACTGGTTTTCCACTGCCCTGGCTCAGGACTGGATTTTTCAGATAATTTACGATACTTATCGGCATAGTCATCGACATCAAGCGGCTCATCAGGCAATAACCCTTCACCAAATGCATAGCGACTAATACCTGCTATTTTTTTATCAATGGATTTACCCATAGCCACACCAGATCCAATGGCCACAATCAGCATCGACATCAAGTATTTGTGTACTGTCCTCATCAGCTAAAGGATCATCAGACTTAGACAACTCAGCTAATTCCGTCAATGTATCAATCAACTCATGCTCTAACATACGATGCACAACCATTGCATCCGACTCAGCTGCTAGCCCTTGAGCCAACCGTGCAGGCACAGCAAGCACGCCATTGCGAACAATACGACCTAATCGGAACATCTCACGTCGTTCATCGACTTTATTTACCAGAATATTTTTACGTTCTTCTTCTTCTAACCTTGCAAGCTCAGCCTTATGTTTAAATAATTTAGCCTTTTCAACCTCAATATCAACTTTAGCAAATTGAACCCCTTCATCACTTGATTGCTTATTGGGAATCAATTCATTCAAATAAGTAATATACCCTTGCACCGACTTAATTAGATCATAACGACCACGACTTGTTTTAATAATAACGCCTTCATTCGCCAATTGCTGAACTCTACGCGTCGTTAAAACAAGCAGCTTTGACATCACTTCAACGTTGTAAGACAGACGCTCAGACATAACTCATTAAACCTTCTGGAAGATCCAAATCCAGATTTTCATGTTGATCATCTTCAACAATTTTAGTCATCGAAAGAATATCGTTATCACTTAAATTATCATCCAGATAACAAGCAGTAATATTATCCACATCCATTATTTTTTTATTATTTATCATTGCATTAAGGTAACAAATATAACGCTGAACACTGGAACAAAAATCACAACGACCACCTAACTCAATTAAAACCCCAGCATCAACTAATTCACTATAACGCTTTGGAGTAATAACCAAAACACGCTGTATCGTTGCAGGAAAACATCCTAATAACATCCTAATCCCCTCCCCCTTTATTAATATTTTGTGCAATGGAATCATAAGAAACACCATCTTTTATACGAGTGGCTTGTTTCCCTGTATACGCCTGATAGCGCAAAATAATCACATCACAATAACTAGGCTCCAATTCCATCAAATAAGCATTTCTACCTGATTTTTCACACGCAATCAGCGTCGAACCAGAACCACCAAATAAATCCAAAACAGATTCATTGCGCTTACTACTGTTACAAATAGCCCGTTCACACAAGCTAATTGGTTTCATCGTTGGATGAAGATCATTAAGCCGTGTACGACTAATATCCCACACCGACAACTCACCACTACATTCCCATATATCTTTCTCACCCTTTTCGCCATGAAAAGAATGTTGATCATTCCAACCATACAAAATAGGCTCATAATCATTTTCAAAGCCATAGACAATTGGCTCATACATTGACTTGTAGTCACTATTTGATAACGTGATGTGACCCTTATTCCAGATAATCAGGTTCCGCCATTTCATGCCATTAGATTTTAAAGCATCAAATATCCAATCAATACCAAGGCGATAAAAGCAGATATACCAAGCACCACGACAATGCTGTTTAATCACACCAGCTACATCATCTAAAAACTTTATCCCATCAACCTTGCTTAGCTTATCGTTTTGAATAGGTTTATATTTTCCATTGAACGACTTACTACCATCACCGCGTAAACTACCGCGAAAATCCATCAAATAAGGTGGATCAGTAAACACCATATCAGCCTTACGGGTACCGCCTGCTGATAATAATTTTTTAACCTGATCACCATCAACCGAACTACCACACATCAAATAATGATCACCCAATTGCCACATATCGCCAAGTTTGCAAACAGGTACCGTCTCCAAATTTAAAGTGACAGCAGCAGACAACCGACCGTGACCAGCAATAACACGTCCCTGATCACCAACAAGCACAGGGTTAACAAAGCCAAACAGCTTAATTGATTCCGCAATTTCTGCAACCTGAGTAGCAGAATGAGTCCGTGAATTATGCTTATATTCATGTAGTTCACTAATTTCAACGTGCTCTATTTTCATAAAAACCACTCAAAAAAACAAAGCACCATAAGTATATTTTATAACAACATCATATACTTACAGTGCATTCAATACCGAAATGAAACGCAAAAAAACAAAATTGCAACTAGCGAAATGGTGAGGCTCACAGACCCGTACACCGTTTAACTCAGGAGTACCTTTTTTTTAAGTAAGGTAATCATTCCAATCATTCATCATATTTTTAACATCAACAGGATCAGCAGCAGGCTTAGCTTCAACAGGCTGCTTAACCTGCCTTTGTTTACAGATCGCCTCGATGTTAGCGTCGATCGGATACAAACCAGCAGCTTCAGCATGAGCATTACATCGGGCTCTTCCCGTTTTAATCTGCCGATTTTCTTTTCTTGATGTCAGCTCAACTAATCGACGCGTTGCATTAAAAAACAACATGTACTTAGCAAACTCATGTACGGGTACACACTGCCCGTTAACGATAGATCCCCCAATGTAACGCCAAGACGCTTGCGCCCTAGTATCACCAGGAAACCGTTTAATCTGCTCAACTAGATCAGCCTGAGTTACATAACGTTTCCCTTGGCTTTGCTTAACAATTGCCTTAGAACTATTACTCATTGTAAAACCCTATCTCCCCGTTTCTCATTATCCAAGTTGATACGCTCAACATGGTTACATAGCATCTGATAATACTGCCGAGTGTCATAACCCACAGGGCATGCTTCCAACCCATGAGACATAGCCCACGACTGTAGCCTAGACCCATCAGGTATATTAGGCACAGTCAACCGCTTAGGCTGTGATCCTGTGTTATTACGAACCGTAGGCGTAACACCCACACCGTTAAGTCGATCAAAGCGACCAGCATCAATCAAGTAACCCTGCATATGATTAGCAAAATGCTCAGACCATTCATGCTGCGTTTTAAACATTTCTTCTTTGTACCAATACTGTACATATTTTCCAAACCAGACTTTTTGAATTTCACTTCCTTTAAAACCACATGCACTTAAAAACAAATCGACAAAATCTCTATCGGGTTGCCAGGTCAATGACATGCGAAATTTGTGAGTATCCGCGTTAGTTATATAGTTACTATTATTTGTCACGTCTGACGAACGCCTGCTTGTATTTTCAACAGCTGTATTTTCTTCTAAACTACTGTTATTGAATATATTATTGTTTTTTAACTCACTAAAAAAGCCTAACGTCTGATCAACGTCTGGATTTTTCAGAAAATGCCGCGCCGTTAGAAATTCACGCCACAAGACTCGCACCAGCAGCAGGCGGTTTCTGTTTGCACCTTCTTGCAGACTCTGCGAATGACGATCAAACAGCCCTACTTTGATTAATCTGCTAATACTGTCTTGTACCGCTTTATTATTCACAACACGCAAATTACGCGTTGGTTTACGGGGAATATCTTCACTCAAATCAAATGCAATACGTGCATGGCTTATGGCTGATTTCACACCGACGGTACCTGTTGACCAGTCCGTACGTTGGCACAAATAACCAAATACATCGGTATCCAGTGCATGCATAACAAGCCCATTATTTTCAACATGCGAGGCTCGTCGTCGTGCTAAAATCTCGTTTTCGGATGGCAAAATAAATAAAAGTGCCATTAATATGACTCCCCGCGACCCATAAGATTTTTGATCGCGGTTCTATCACCAGAACCATCATCTTGATAATTACTATAATCATCACCAAAATCCTCAAAACGCTGATGATGGCCCACCCAACGACAACGGACGGTACCTGTTTGACCGCCGCGATGCTTTGCAACAATCAGCTCAGCAACTCCCTTATCCGCCGTGTTTTCATCATAAACCTCATCACGATAAACAAAAATAATCGCCGATGCATCCTGCTCCAATGCCCCACTATCACGCAGATCTGACATTACAGGGCGCTTATTAGGACGGCTCTCAACCGAACGATTCAATTGAGAAATTAAAATAATAGGACACTCAAAATCTTTAGCCATTGCCCGCACTTCCCCTGAAATATAATTTATCTCAGCTTCTTTATTAAAATAAGCTTTATCACGCGATCCGCCCATCAACTGCACATAATCAATCAAAACAGCTGATAACGGCTTGCCTGTATCCTGAATTAATCGCCGACAACGCGAACGAATATCAGCAGGCGTTTGGCGAGAACTATCATCAAAAAATATATCCATTCCACTCAGCTTTTTAATTCCTTGAGTGACATGGGGCCAATCGTCACTATTTAGCTCCCACGGATTACGCAAATGAGCAAAATCGACTCGCCCTGCTGACGACATCATCTTTTGCACCACATCGCCTGTCGGCATTTCTATCGAAAATACGGCAACTGGATTTTTTGTTGTTTGTGCGATACCTTCAACAATATTCAGCCCCAAAGTTGTTTTACCCATTGCAGGACGACCTGCCAACACATAAACTTTACCCTTTTCAAAACCTGATAATTTCTTATCTAAATCGTCTAGCGTTGATGCTGACCCCAGCAACTGCTCTTCTTTATTTTCATTCAGCGTTTGAATACGAGCAACTTGCTCTTTCAGCGCATCTTTCAGCGTTGTGAAGCCCTTATTCGCTTCTTCTTTCTTTTGCTCCAACGCAAATGCACCCGCAACGGTGAATTCAGTTAACTTTTCAATCGACGCATCAGAGGCATCGCTATTATCATACGATTGATCAATAATAGACGATCCAAGCTCGATAAACTGCCGCCGCATCGAATGGTTTCGTACAATCCCCGCATACGCAATAATATTCGCCGAGCTTGGCGTGTCTTTTGCCAGATCACCTAAATAGGCAAGACCACCAATAAAATCAATAAAATGCTCTCCAGAAGGTAAGCAGCGGCCTTTCATCCAATCCGAAACGGTAACAACATCAATCGGCTTTCTTTCTGCAAACATGTCTAAAATAGAACTGAAAATTATTTGATGATGCTTATGATAAAAATCAGTCGGTGTTAATACATTTTCTATTCGATAAAATGCTTGATTATTTAGCATAATGCCACCGAGTACCGATTGCTCAGCTTCAATGCTATTAGGTATAAGTCGTGGACTCATTTTACACCTCCACACACAGCAGCAGGCTCATACGCGGGAAACATTGTTGCAATCAACAAACTCGGATCAATGACTATTTCATTGCTTTTTTTATGCACCACAACAATCTTGTTTGTTCGATTAAGTGCGGGCATAGCAGGAAGACCAGCATATGAGATATTTTTACCCGCAATGGCTGAATATACATAGATATTTTTCGGCTGTTGATGTTTTGTTAGATAGCCATTTTTCACTAATGCATGTAACAAATTATATTGAATTTTTCGATTAAGATCTTTGTACAAAGGCTCTTTGATCATTGCATCAATAATTTGAGTAGTGCGTGACAATGGATTTTGTTGTAAAAACTCAAGGATAAACGTTTGATGACCGAGGTATTTTTTTATCAATATAATTTTAGAAAAATCAAACTGAAAATCAACATAATACAGCGAATGACGTTGACCCTCATATTCACTCCAGCCGATATGTTTTAGTATTTTTAGTATTCTGGCACGACTGAATATTCTTTCAGCATCCGCACGATCATACCAAAGATCAGGATAATGACACAGCTCGTCTATTAAAAAGTCTTTTTTTATACACCGTTCGTTATCAGCTAGTAAGATCGCGATGTGTTGAAACGCCATTAGTTTGGCGCAACTCTCTGCGGATACATACTTATTGTGATGTGTGCTTTTTTTTGTCATAATATTTTCCGTAGTTCGATTAATGAAGAACCGCATATCGTGTTGATGGCAATCTATGACGATGTGTGGTTTTTTTTTGCCTTTAATTTTTAAATAGGTTTAAAAGCCTCACCTAAAAAATAGGGAAAGTTGATTGATTTCTACATGCTTAGAGTCGTTTTTTTTATTTACACGCTGATAGCCTATTTGTTTAAGTAAATTAAAAAAATCAGGACATACTTCCTCGGCAGAAATTTTACCTTCACTACCAATCTCTAACTTAATGGCATGAACGGCATTCGGCTTCCTAATGTCTTTTTTTAATTGATACAACATGCTATCCGAGATTCCGCTATCCGTAGCGAGCCGATGTTTCGACTTGATCCTATCTTGATCTAAGTATCGTTCTAGTATTTTCATAAAAATGAATACTATTGATATTAAAAAACATTGTCAATGAAAAAATAGCTTTGCTATTCATTAAATCTTCAATCATATATTAGTATTTATGTCATGACTAAACGAAGAGCATTAACAAAGAGTGAAAGCAATGCTGCTAGAAGGCTAAAATCAGCATTCGATGCAAATAAGAAGAGACTAGGGCTAACACAAGATAAAGTTGCAATTGAACTAGAAATGACCCAAGGCGCATTTAGCCATTACTTGAATGGACAAATACCATTAAACTTAGAAATAATATTCAAAGTATGCAATTTGATAGATATTGATCCTAATAAGATTTATCCTGAGAAAGTCAGCGATATTGTTGCTGCAAATAGCAAGATAGATAGGTTATACAGTAAACTCACAGAAAAACAGAGAGAGCTGGTAATTAACTATATGGAAGACATGAATAAATTAAATAAATTAATGAAGCTTAAAATATAA